AATGGAAAAGAACACAATTATTATCTTTACTGCTAACAAGGCGAGAGAGTTATTAAAGGATGGATTTAAGGTGGTTGATATTAAACCCGACAAAACAGATTCAGATGGAAAAAGAAGTGTATTTGTATTTGAATATGCAGATGGAATTTTAGACAAGATTAAGAAAACAAAATAATAAAACCAGAGATGGGAACTCGTGCAAACGAGTCCTATCACTTATCTACTACTAATTCCTTATCTACTAATAATATGTGTCACAGATGATGCCATTTTATCTGTCCTGTTGTCAGTAGATTTGGACAACCATACACATAAAAGGGGCATAGTTGTCGCCCTAGAAAAACACATAAAAAGGAGCATAAAAAATGAGATTATTTTTAGAAGAAAATTTGGTTATAGGAAACACAGTAACACCTGATGGAGTGCTTGCATACATAGCACTGAGAAAGATGATGGATGAGAATATCTTTTTGAAGTCATTGGAGATTACAGAGGACTGTGTATCTATCAACAGAATGGCTTATACACTTGTTGGTGTAAGTGAGAAATATCCTAAAGCATTTACGGATGCATTGCAGCGTGGAATATACGAACTTGATGCCGTGGACAAGATTAAGATAGTGCAATCATTTGGTAAAGGGATTGAGTTTGTATTGGATGTGAAAAATTTATACTTCGATACCTCAAAGGACGGACAACATTTTGTCATGGTATCATCTGATGAGGTTGAGAAGATTCTGACACATGATGCAGATATGAAGAAGAAAATATCCATCCTGAAATATTATGTGACTCTTGTAAGTTCATTTGATTGGTCTGCCAATATGAAATGTAAGGATGGTATGCCTAATCTTCAAGGTAAGATTGGTCACATGACACAGGATTATGTTGGTGGTCTTGCAGGAATTTCCGGGCGAACTTGTCAGAGATACAATGTGGTCTTAGAGGATGAGATGAAGATGATATACATTTATAGAAGTAATGACAAGATTAAAGAGGATGATTCTTTAAGACAGATTACCAACTGCTACAGTCGTTATGAGGACAAAGATTTGTGTGAAATGTATGCATCTGACTTTGAGAATAAGATGGGATATAAGCATAGAATTGTCAGAACCAAGAAGAACAAGGAACAGGCAGATAATAACAGACGATTGGCTCAGATTTATAATCGTATCTGTGAAGGATATGGAGATTCATATGATGAAGATACTATCCGCAAGGTGTACAAATATGTAACCAATAAGAATAAGACCGTTATTGATGAGATAGATAAGAAGCAGTCACAGGAATATATGTCATCATCTGACAAGGATTATGTTAAGAATTTACAGTCCCAGATTAGAGACACACTTATCTTTGAGCAGTTCGCTTATCTCAATGAGGATTCCCAAGATGGGAACTCAGATGAAGATGTTTGGGGCGAGATTGATGCTATCGAAAACGGCTATACAGTTGAAGAAATATTAGAAATGCCTACTGCATCTGATGTGGTAGCGTAACCAGTTGGGGTGTCGGTAATGCCGGCATCCTTTTTGGTTCGCCAAAATTGGCGAGTGGATTTTCATTCCAATACACTCCAATTGGAGTGCAATGAATACTCCACAATTCTGTGGAGTCAGATTTTAGAAAGTGAGGAACATAAAATGAGAAAGAAAGATTTAATTGCAGAGAACAAAAGATTAAAAGATGAGGTTGAAGATTTAAAGCGTCAGTTGACATATGCAAAGACACAAATAGATATAAAGGATATTTGCTTGATGCTTAATAAGGAAAGAGAGGTATATCATGACTAAGGAAAAGACAATTATGCAAGCATTAACAGAGGTTGTTCCTAACTATCTTGCGTCATATCTTTGTTGGTATTACTCTGATCCGAATAAAAGAATCAGTTGGGATGAACTCTGTAAATCTGATGCTAACTTTAGAAGTAAAAGCGGTGAGAATAAGACAGAAGATTTTGCCGAACAGAACTGGCTTATTAGAGATGATGTTCAGAAAGCAATGATTATCTATTTACAGTATATGAAGAGATACAACTTTATGAAAAGGTATCAGGAGATGAATAAGAAAGCATTATCTGGTGACGTGAACAGTGCCAAGTATGTTGATGAGATGGATAAGATTCTGGACAAGATGAGTGTAGACAAGAATACAGAGAGTGAGATTGACAGATTGCTAGAGGGGGTGACGATCAATGGAGATTAGTTTAGCCAATGCCAAGAAGTTAAACTGGCTGTGGCAGGATGAACATGAGATTGAATGGATTGAAACCTTTGTTAAGATTATTGATAAATCTGGTAAAACAGTTCCGTTCAAATTAACACCTGAGCAGAAAGCATTTATTAACGGACTGGCTCATAAGAATGTGATTTCAAAAAGCAGACAATTGGGTCTGAGTGTATGTTGTGCTGGCATTTCCATCAGAAGATGTGTGTGCCATCCCAATACAACCTGTGTACTTATATCGCACTCTCAGGAGAGTACCAATAAAGTATTCGGTAAGTTGAAGCAAATGTTCTATTCTCTTCCTGATTGTATAAGACCAGAACTGTTGACCAATAACAGACAGGAATTATCTTTTGTGAATGGTAGCAGAATATCATGTCAGACAGCAGGGAACAAAGATTTGTGCCGTGGCGACACGATTAACGGAGTTTTGCATATGTCTGAGTATGCACTGTGGAAGAATCAGGAAGGACAGATGCAGTCACTTATGCAAGCAGTAACCGAATCTGCGACCTGCATAATTGAAAGTACGACAAAGGGCTTCAACTCCTTCACAAGTACATATATGCAAGCAAGGAATGGTGAGAATGATTTCAAGCCATTCTTTTTTAATTGGATAAATGGACGCACATTATTTGAACCTCAGTACAAGTTGGCGGTCAAGTCGTGGAAAGCGAGACATAACGGTAAGATGCTCACGGAAGATGAGTATGATGAGGAAGAGAAATCTCTTGCTAAGTTGGGTATGACACCTGAACAGGCAGTATGGAGAAGAGGAAAAATATCTGAGTCCTCATTAGATGCTTTCCATGAAGAATTTCCAAGCACATTTGAAGAGAGTTGTATTGTAAGCGGTTCATCTGTATTTGATAACAATAAGGTTATCAGATTACAGCAAGCAATAGTGCAGCAGAATATCAAGCCATTATCACTTGATAAGATAGTTGGGATTCCCCAAGTATTACGACCTCATGTATCTAATCGCAATCTGAAGGTATGGCAGATTCCCAAAAAGGGAATACGCTATGTCCTCGGCTGTGATGTTGCTGAAGGTCTTGGCGGTAAGAGAGATAGTTCTACCATTTATGTATCGGATAAGGATGGTGTACAGGTTGCTCAGTTCAAGTCCAATAAGGTAAAGCCATACGAATTTGCGGATATAATTGATGCAATGGGTAGATGGTACAATAAAGGATTGCTCGTGGTGGAGAAAGCATCAGGCGGTCACAGTTGTATTGAGAGATTAAGATACGACAAGAAATATATGAATATGTACAAATATAAGTGCTATGACGAGTTCAAGAGAACCATTTGGAAGGTTGGATTTGATACCAACAACAAGACAAAGAGTATTGCGGTCAATGATATGCGTGAGTGGTTCGATAAGGGACTGATTGACATACAGAGCAATGATTTACTGGAAGAGATGAAAACATTCGTTGCAGAGGATAACGGAGCATTTAATGCCGTTGTGGGTTCACATGACGACCTTGTGAGTGCTTGTTGGTTATGTATTGCAGGAATGAAATCTGCTTTCTGGTATCCGTTTTAGAAAGGAGAGACAATGGACAGATTAGATTATTATATTGAGAAACAATATGGCAATGATCCTAAGTGGTTTGAAGAGGAAATCATTCAGGGCAGCCATGCACAGAGGATAAGTAATGTTATTGCCAATAGAGATTATTTAAGTGGCAGACATAAGGTTTTACTGCGTCAAGACAGCCAGTATAAGGGTAAGACATTAGTTGTTAATAAAACAGTGATTAACTATGCTAAGACCGTTATTAAGTTCCATAATACGTTTTTATTAGGACATCCGACTGCTTTATCCTGCAATGACGAACATACGCTGAATACATTTAATGACATCTATAAGTTAGGACAGTATGCTACTGTTGACTATGAGATTATAGACCGTGTAAATAAGTTTGGTGACGCATATGAAGCAATCTATGTGGACAATGGAACGATTAAGAGTAAGGTGCTTGATAATGCTTGCAGTTATCCTGTATATGACGATATGGGTGAGTATATTGCCTTTATAGAGCATTGGACAGACGCATATACGGCTATTTCATTCTGGAATGTATATTATCCTACCTATGTTGAACATTGGGACAATGAGGGTGGAGAAATGCGTTTAACATCAACAGATAACAGTGTTGGTCTGCCTATCCATTATCATAATTTCAATGATGAGGATTATAACTTCGGTGTGGCTTTACTGAATGATATTAAGCCGATTATGGACGCATTAGAAGATGTTATGGCTAAGATGAGTGACAGTATCTATGTGAATGTAATGAATCCTATGCCTGTGGCTATTGGACAGCGTATAGAGAGTTCTATTCCTGCGGATGCAGTTGGTTATGTAATGAACCTTGATGTGGGAGATTTCAAGTATGCTAATTGCTCATTGGATTATAACTCAATCAAGTTGTATCTGGATAATATGAAGCAGTTCCTTAATGATGTGGCTTGTATGCCATCTGTATTAGGTTCTAGCACTAATATTGCGAATATCTCAGAAGTTAGTATGCAAATCTTACTGATGATGGCAAGTGTGTATGCTGATGAGAATAAGAAGTGGCTCAATATTGGATTCCAGAAACGATTTGAGATGTTCAAAAAGATACTTGGTATGCAAGGAATTAAGGTGGATAGTGATGTGGAAGTCATTTACAATGTGGCTATGCCTGTTGCATCTACTGAAATGATTGCTAATCTGAAAACACTTCAAGAGATGGGAGCAATTAGTAAGGAAACAATTATGGAAAAGACCGAATATGTCAGTGATGTAGAGGTTGAAAAGAAGCGTTTGAGTGGTGAAAATGTTTCACAAGATGTTTCACAGAAGATTGATAATCCTAGCAAAGAAGTAGAGATTAAATAAATGTTTCACGGAATGTTTCACGAGTGAAGTTAAATTAGCGTCTATATGTGGTATTTCAACATAAATATGCACACTATATATAGACGCATTTTTGCTTTACAGACCACTAGGTTTAGTGGCTAAACGCATCAAAACTGGACAAATTGACAAATCCAACAATAAATTCGGTCTGATTTGCGATATGACACTGTACTGTGATAAAGTAATCTGAATTGTAGATACATCAGACACAATTCCATATCCATCAGGCAGAAAACAATGGATAATAGTGTAGTATTGTACACTGTTCCAAACTGGTGCTACGGTATTTCCACATTTTTCCGTGGGATTAGGGCTTATGTGCTAGGTATACATCAAAGTAAATCGGAATTTCTTTGGGAATATTCGTAGGACTTCTAATCTCACGAACGATTTTAGGGTGATTTGAGCCGATTTTGTGGTTAAATGTGACCAGATGCAGGGTGATAGAGCGGAAAAATTCACAGTGAAAATCCATTGTGCAATATGTACAAAGGGGTGAATGGATGTTTGTTGTGCAATACGGAGAAAAAATAGTGCTATTTTTGTGCAAAGTGACGGAACGATTCAGAGCAAATTTATTTAAAGATTTGTGAATTTCTGAAAAAACTTCAAAACAATTCGGTTTATTGTCAGACAATTCAAATGTTAAATTTTTGTGAATTTTTTGCGTTACCCCTTGACTTCAAAAATTTTTTTCCTTAATCAGAAAAATCCCCACAGAGCATAATGAGGTGGTTACGAATAAATCGGAAGCACCATAGGAGAGGTACATCCAGAACC